ACTCAGCTTGCCAACGCCCGAGCACACTGTCTTGACGATGGTGCGGTTGTTGGTGCTGTTTACGGTCACGAGCTTCCAGGGAATCTCGGTGTCGCTCACGGAGTCGATCCAGTCTGCGAACGACTTACCGTCGGCATCGGTGCCGACACCTACAAGTGCGCTGAATTGGATGTCGCCGCTGCGACCTACCACGTCGAACTCGCTCCAGTTGCCGGTGGTGTCCGTAGTGTCTTTTGTCGTACTGTCTTCAGTCTGAGCGCTGAGATGTACGGTCAAATCGGTCGCAAGTGCCACAAACTTGTTCGTGACAGTGCTGGAGCCTTCGGGAAATACGAGGCGAAGATGTTGTCCTTTATCCATTGTCGTTCAGAATTAAGCCAGTGCGCCGCTGCCCTGATACTGGCAGCTGACCTGGATGGTTTGACGGTTATTGGCCTGAATGCTCAGGTCGTTCAAGATAGCCTGACCGCTGCGTGCGAAGGCGGCCTGCTCAGCAACGCGGTTTTGTGCGCCGCTGGTCTGGTCCCAGCCCACCGTGGTCTTGTCGTCAGAGTTGAAGCGGGTGATGAGAGCGCGGAGCGTAGCGAGTGATGCGTCATTGTCATCAACCTGCACACTCCACTGCTTGCTGGTCATCGCCTCTTCATTCCAGCCACCGGTGCTGTCCTTGGTGGACGCATCCTCCATGTTGCCCTGTATGGTAACCTGGCAGTTGGTGGCTTCAGGAACAGCAGAACCGCCCACGAATGCGCGGAAGTTCTGGCCCATTGTTTTAGTCAATGCCATGATGCTTCAGTTTTTAGTGTTCAACAAACGTGATGACCGCGGAGAAGATGCCCTCTCGGTGATCGATGAAACCTCCGGCGGCTTGTACCAAACCCGCTTCTTCGGCCTGCTTGCGCAGTTCCTTCAGGCGGTCTGCGGCCTCCTTGCGGCTTTCGGCGGTTACGGAAATCGCCTTTCCCGCCTCGATTTCGATGGCGGGAGCGTCATTCTTCGTCTTGCTCATCGTCTTCGTCGTCTTGAATGTTAGACATGTCGCACTGATATTGCAAGGTCTTGTAGTAGCAGGGCTTGGTCCAGTCCCATGCCGTGCCGTCGGTTGTGAGGCTGACCAGATAGGGTGGCTCGGTCTGCATCGCTTCGATATAGTCTGCGATGGCCTTGCGGCACAAACGGGTCAGTCGTTTCACTTCCTTCGGGCTGGCGGCACAGATTTCGACGGATGCCTGCACCCTGTCTTCCTCGCTCTCCCACACGTTATCCTTAGTTCCCGGGTCATTCTGCAGCCCGTCATCGGTTATGATGATGTAAGGCAGCGGGGTATTATCCTGGTCGGTCGGCGGCACCTCGACGCAGGTGGAGTAGATACGTCCACCTGTGTCGGATGTCAGCGTTTCGTTTGCAGTCAACGCCGCGTAGAAGATTTCGTCGAGTTCAAGAGCCATTGCAAGTATCAGTTTGACTGGTTACGGGTTTACGCCTCGGTGCTTGCCTCGGGCTCAACGAGCTTGATCAGTTTGAAGGCCTGAATCTGGTTCTTGCCGTTTACCTTGCTTGAAAGCTCAGTGAGGGAGAGGTCTGTCGAAACGCCGATTACTACTGTACCACGGTCGAAGTTTGCAGAACTTACCGCGTCCACATTGAAGCGGAACTCACCGTGCTGCTCCATGGCGAGGTAGCCGTAGTGGCCGATGCCGATGTAGCGGTCGCTGTCCTTTACAGGAACGCTTGCGCTGTTGAGCACGTAGTCGATGTACGGGCTAACGGTGTACGGATAACCGCAACACTTGCCGTTCTCGACAACGGTGCGGTCGCCGTTCTGACCCGGGATGGCCTTGGTGTAGGCCAGCTCAACCTCGGTCACTTTGTCCATCGTGATGGTTGGAATGCCCTCGAAACCGAGGTCGTACATCTCTGCCACCTTCTTAGCGAGGTTCTTACCGATGTTCTCATCGAGCACCAGCGTCTCAGGTGTAACACTTGCGAATGGTGACTTGAGCACGTCGAAGTTGCAGTGGCTGTACACGTGGAGAGCCTTGAACATGGCCAGACCCTTCGACAGCTTGTAGGTGATGAAACCGAGGAGGTCGAAGGCAGCGTTGTCGATAGCGCGGTGCGATACGGCTACGCTGGCAGCTACGCGCTGCGGTTGTGCCTGGATGTTGGCGAAGTCGAGGTTCTGCTCGGAAACCTTCTGCACCTCACCGTTGACAGTGAACTTCACGTCAGTGGTGCTGTACGGAATGATCTCGGTGCCGGTTACGCCGGTCACTTGGATCAGGTCGGCAGGCAGCTCGATACCCGGCACCTTGGTGTCGATGATTTCCTTGATGGTCACGGGGATCAGACCACCGGCGGCAAGGTTGCCGTCCACGTTGCCAGCGGCAGCGTTGGCGAGGATGGTGGTAGCGTTCTCACGCTTCTCCTTGCAGTTCTTCAGCAACTCGCGCAGCTTGGCACCCTTCTCCTCGTTGGAGCGAATCTGTGCAAGTTCAGCGTCCGATGCCAACTCCTTGGCACGGGCAGAGAGTCCGGCGCTCTCACGAACAAGAGCGTCATACTTGATGGCCTCCTCAGAGGTGAACTCACGGTTCTCACGTGCTTTCAGTTCGTCCATCGTGTCCATTTGCTCCATGATAGCGTGCTGACGCTCACGGATCTGTTCTTTGGTCATTTTTGCCATTTTGAAAACGTTTTGAATGGTTGTTGTTAAATATGTGATTTCTTAAATCATGTCTTCTTCGATGCGGCGGCGGTATTCGCGCAGACGGCGAACACGGGCGGCAACAGCGGCAGCTTCGCGCTCTTTGCGCTCCTGCTCTTCTTTTGCCTCACGCTCCTGACGCTCTTTCTCTTCCTGAGCGGCCTTAGCCTTGGCTTCGGCAGCCTCGCGTGCTTTACGCTCTTCCTCCGTTTCGCCTTGTGCGGCAATCTGCTGGTCGATACTGCGCATCATTGCGTCACCGGCTTCACGGGCAGCCACGGAGGTCTGTTCATAAGCGGGATGAGTCACGATGCTCACGTCATACAGGCCGATGATGCGCTTCACGTGACGAATCCATACCTCCTTGCCGGAAGCGGATTTCTCGTTGGTGCGCTCATACGATACGCCGTTTTCAGTGTCCTCCCAGTCGTCTTCGAAAGCGAACGACATGCCCGAGATGTCACCGCGACGGATCAACTCCAGCGTGTCGTTGGCCACGGAGGTGTTGGGCAGGTCGCAGGATGATTCCACGTTGCGCGGATTGAGTGTGAGCATCAGTGTACCTTTGTTATCGCGGCAGCGACCGAGCACGTCGGTCACCTTGGTCGAGTGGTTGATGTTCAGGATCACATCCGAGCTGCGCAACAGTTCTTCGGAGATACAACCCGGCTCCAGTATCTCATATACCTCGCGGGTGTCGCTCCAGGGTGTCAGGTTTACAGAACGAACACCGAACACGATGGGCGTGCCCTCTACGGTGCGGCTTTGTTCCTGACCTTCACCAGCCTCACGAACGCGCAGTCCGCAGTCACCGGTGGGAATGAATCTTACTTGTTTCGTCATATCTCTTTTGTGTTAAAAGTTATCTCCTCTGTATATGTGCAGATGTTTGTTTTTGGTTTACTGCGAAGCGAATTGGCCGCGAGGGCTCGCCGTTGTAGATGCGGCGGCTCTGTTCGGCCAGTTCGGTCTCCATCTCTATCCGTTCGCGGTCGGTCGGTTTCATTTGTCTTCGCCCTCCTTCGGCTCAGCGTTTCCGCCTTTGACGGTGTAGTTGCCCGGCTGCAGCTCGGTGCTGTCCTCGCCTGAGAGTTTCTTCGACCCCAGTTCCGCCACGTTGGTGCTGATATAGACAATGTCGCCGTTCTCCACGCTCGGCATGTCGTGCTCGGCGCGAATCTCGTTGACGGTCTTGGCACCGGTCTGCAGGTTCAGCTGATCCACCTTGGCCTGCCGTTCGGGGTCCATCGCCAGCAGCGGTTTCTCGCAGATGTGGATGTCGAACGTACCGTAGTACTTCGGGCCCAGCAGCTTGCGGAAGAACTCCCGTTCCATGTCGTTTTTGTCCGGGAGGACGGTGCGGGCGTGGAACTCCATCGTGGCGTTCTGGTAGTCGTTATAGTGGCTGTTGGTGTCGAGCATCAGCAGCGGGCGCGGTATGCCGTAGAATCGAGCCACATCGTCGTAGCTCATACCCAATTGCTCGATGATCTGCATCTCCGCACTCGTCATGCTGATGTTCTGCACCTTGTCCAGCCCACGCAGGGCCACTACGTCCTGCTTGTAGATTTTGTCGTTCACCTCGGCGGCGTAGCTGTCCATCTGATCCTTGTCAAACATACCCATCGCGATAGGTGCAACAGTGCTGCCCTTTTCTTCGCCGATGAGCAGTTTGACACGGCCACCCTTGGCGGCACTTTCCAGAGATTGCTGCTTTTGCGTTTTGATGAGCGACAGCGTCTCGGCGGCAAACTGGAGTGTGGGCATGCCCCAGAAGCCGTTCTGCATCCGGTAGGTATTGGGGAAGTGGAGCACATCAGCCGCCGGGACGTTGTAGCGGTACTGGAGGCCGTTCTCGCTGAGGTAGGTCAGATTGTACGTACCTTCCATGTAGTTGTACCCGCCCGAAACAGCCAGCCACAACGCCACGGGGTCGCCGTATTCGTCGCGCTGGATGTACACAAACCCGTTTCCGAGTTGCAGGCGGTTAATAGTCACTTGCTCCCACAGGCTGGCCGCCGTCATTACGGGGTTCGGCTCTACCTGAAGCAGATAGTTGATGCGCTTCCCGATGCCGCGCATGTAAGGTGTCAGGTTGCCCTTCTCGAAGTCACGCTTGCGGAGTTGCACCGGCATGATGCCGATGGTCTTCGAGCGCAGTTCGATGGCACGGTACACGGCGGACACCGTGAGCGCCGATTCCGGGGTGCCGGCGTAGGCCACATGCACACCAAACGAGCCGCCCTGCTCACCTTTGCCGGTGTGCGGGCCGTCCGTCGGTGCGGAGATGGGCGGTGTGGCCTCCCGTCTGCGTCCCAGGTATGAGAATAGACTGCTCATATATTATTCCTTTCTACTATTACGCCGCTTGTTTGTTTTCGGTTTACTTTCGACCTTTTTCGGCTCGGCAGCCGGTGCAGCAGCATCGGATTCGATGCCTGTAGGTTTGATGGCAGCCAGTTGCGCTTTCTCTTCGTCACTCAGCATCCAGTCTTGCCAGTGCATCTCAATCCAATACTTTTGGTCTTCGAGGTCGGTCTTCTTCCACGACCCGCTGCCGTAGTGGCTGAAAAAGTCGTACAGGTTCCAGTACACCCGGGCTACCAACTCGGGCTTGGTGTTCTTGATGTCTTCCAGCAGCGACGCACCGGTGTCGTACCAGTTCAGCGGGTCGTTCTTGTCATCGCTGTGCAGGCCGAAGTTGCGCACGGGGTCAAAGTACTTTGCGCCGTTGGCCACCAGTTTCGGAACGTTCATGTAGCAGAGCATCGGCAGCAGGCGGTCGGTCTCCAGTCGGCCAGTGCCCTCAAAATGCTGAATCTTGCCCACGGCGGCGTAGTGTTCGTCCCACATGAAGTCGATGGGCTGCGAAAGGATCACGTCGCTTTCCATCAGGATGAAGCCGCCGGGCAACAGCTCCCACAGTTTCTGTACGCTCATCATGTGCCGCGCCGAAGCGAAATGCGGCAGGTACGAGCAGCGGTTGGGGAACTTGGCCAGCTCGGCCTCGAAGTCGATGACCTGCCCCTTGGTGTTGTCGATGACGGTCACGTCGCCGAGCGGTTCGTCGATGGTGAAAGGCCGCTCGTTCGAGTTGTCGAACACGACCACTTTCCAGTCCATACCACCTTTCTTGCGGATGGACAGGATGCCCGCCTTTGTCAGTTCGGGCGTGTTATAATGCACGATTGCTACTGTCTTCTTCATACTATCTCTGTTGCTGTGATTTGTATGGTGTTTTCCTGCTTGTCGGCATGGAAATCCTTAATCTGGTACGTCACGCCGTCGTGTACCAGTTGGCTGTCACGATGCGTGAACGGATTCCAGCGCATCCGG